TCAGATCTCCATCGCCTGTGAAGTTGGGTTGCGTTTTCAAGATCAGCCGCTGCAGCGTCCATTTCCAGATGGGTGTTGTCTGATGCGCAGTTCTGGTCAGGTCTCCGACAGATGAGGTCTGAACATCTGTGCTCCATTGCGGAGTACGCTTCATCGTCCATGACTGGATGTCTAGCGTCGGGAAGAATTGATCACTCAAAATGTGACCTGCTGAAACGCGAGCTCCCCGACTTGCCAGATCTGATAGGAAAGCTGTTGAAGCTCGATGGCATCGTTCGTGAATGCGACCAGAAACGGATTTCCGGCTATCGATTCCTGTTCTGGATCTGTCCAGTAAAACGAACTGTAAGCGCCCTGCAACGTGTTGATGAATCCCTCAATCTCCTGCAGGTCTTGGATAGTGTCTGCAGCCTGCAGTACTCCATTTTTCAACCGCCACTTATAGAGCGGAGTCGATCGCAAGCCTGCTACGGTGCGCTTGCCGGAAGACGATAGCTGCGGTTTCGTGAAAAACTGGGCACTGCGCGTCATCTTCCAGTTCGAAGACACGAGCGTCGGGAATGTGGGAGTGGCCACCGTTTACGCCATCTTTAAATTGCGGCGACGCACTTCGCCCATGAACGAGTCGAATAGTTTAGGCCCGCTCAGCGGCTCATTACTCGAATTTGTGATGTGCATGGAGATGCCGCCCCAGTTGTGCACGGCACCGGCCGCTGCACCCTGGCGGATTCCCTGTAGTGTGCTAGAGTTCATTGATCCGCTGGGTATAGACGGAGCGCTCGGCGGACCACCGGACAGCATGCGCTGCAAGCCTTCTGACAGATGCCGCGGCAGAACCATTTCTCTCGGGTGCAGAAATGCGACCGTATTATGATCCGGCAGCACCGCGCCGTGCTCGGCAGTTACTGCACTGAACGCCATCACTCCAGCGAATGCAGCAGCCGCGGCGATCGGTGCCAGGATTGGTCCGACAATGGGAATGCCAACAACCGCGTGGAATGCACCACCGGCAGCTTCAGCAGCATGCCGCACCATCGCCTTCAAGTGGTACATCAAGCTGACTTGATTACGTGTCGCTTCGCCTGTAGTGGTTGCAACGGTTTTCGCTTGCTCTACCGTCGTGTGCAGCGTCAGTTCCATCAGCTTGTGCGTAACCCACCGGGCAGCCATCTGCGCCAGGTTGCTGATCCAAGCTCCGAGAATGTCTTTTCCCATTTGCACAAATGCTTGCCGAAAGCTCTTCGTGCCTTCGATCATGCTGGTGATGCCGGAAGCGAAGCTGGACTCGACCGGCTTGAACCACTGGTTATAGGTTGACTTGTCCTGATCCATCGAATTCTTGACGGAATCGAGTTTGTATTTGTTCGTCGCGCTGTTTGCACGAGTGTCTAACGCTTGGTTCTTCTTATCTGCCTGATCCTGATTGATGTCCCCAGACTCCAGCATCTGCTCGATCAATGCACGCTCACGAGCGATGTCAGCCAGTTCTGCATCGTAGGCGGCATCCAACTCATCCTGGACAATCTTCAGATACTGGCGCTCAGTAATCTCTCCCTTTTCCAGTCGGTATTGTGCAATTGCGTCGTCATACTGACGCGATTCTTCAGCTGCCTTCATCTTTGATGCAAAGACTGCTTGCTGTAGTGCGAGCACTGCGCGATCGTGCTCCGCTTGCGCCTTTAGGTCTTCTTCGATAGACCGCAGATCATCCTTCTCAATCTCGTCGTTGGCTTTCTTGACGATCTGTTCCTGCTGATTGCGGTTCTTCTGCAATTCAGCCTGATACTTGTCTTCTGCGGCTGTCTTTTCGCCGAGGATCTTCTGGTAGCCGTCCTGATCTCCCTTGTAAAGCTTCAGTTTGGCGTCCAGTTCCGCAAGAGTGGCATCCCGCTCTTTAAGTGCAATGGCGTTCAGAGCGTCCAGGCGCTTCTGGCCAGCGTCGATTTCTTGCTGCGCTAGGTCTTCGGGATCAAGACCGACTTTGTCTGTGCCTGTAATCTGAGACATCTGAAAAGCGTGGTCTACTTGCGCCTTTTGTAGCGAGAGCATGGCTTCCTGATGAGCATGTGCTGCCGTCAGTGCGTCAAGCGCATTGCGGTCGATCTTCGTTTTAGATTTGGCGGCATTCTCTGCGTCAGAGGCCGGTCCTTTTTGTGCGACGAGAGCGTTGTAGTTAGCTTGTGCCTGGTTCAACTGATCGAGCGTGATTTTGCCTTCTTTATAGGCTTCCTTCAAGCGATCCATGCGCTCGGCAGCTTCTTTGATGGCGGCGGCATGCTTCTCTTTGAATGCTTCCTGCGGATCTGCAATGTGAACCTTGCCACCGCCAGTCATCGCATCCAGGTCACCTTGAAGCTGCTTCTTGTCTTTGGATTCTTTCTCCGCTTGTTCGAAGGCTTCGCCAGCGCCCTTGATCTCCTGCAGGCCCTTGGTGATGCCCGGGATCTTCTCCAGCCACGCCATCATTGGACCGACTACGTGACTCTCGATCCAATCCCACGCAGAGGTCACTGCTTCCTTGATCGCCTCCCAGGCACCCACGATGCCGTTCTTGAATCCATTCCAGCCAGCTGATGCCCAGTCGAACAAGAAACCCATCTTGTCCTTGACCCAGTCAATGGCTGCGCCGATAGTGGCGTTCCAGATATCCTTGACTCCGTCCCAGACATGCTCTGCTCCTGCCTTGATGCCTTCCCAATGCATCGCTATCCAGATGCCGAATTCTGCCAGCACTCCGATGACCGTTGCCACGATCGCGATTACTCCCGCGAGTGATGCACCGATGGCAGAGATGGCCAGGATAAAGCCACCAATCAGAACGATAATCGGACCAATGACGCCAAGCAGTGCGACGAATCCGACCACAGCGAGTTGTATCGGCTCTGGCAGCGTGGCGAACCATTTCGCGAGCTCTTTAATAATGTCCAGCACATCGGATAGCACGCCAGCAATGGTCTTGGCGATTGGCAGCAGTGCTTGACCAATTTCGTCGAGCGTCAACTCGATCTTGTTCTTGATGTTCGCCATCTGGCCATTGAAGGTACTCAGTTGGTCGCTCATCACATTGCCGAACTTCATCTGGAAGCCAGATAGCAATGCGCTGATGGCCTCAGCTTCGGGTATGCCCGTTTTGGCTTTATCTTTCACCTCAGCTTCGGATATGCCCATTCCGGACGCCAGAGCACTCGTTCCGCCGAATTGGTTTAAGCCGCGGAGATTGCGCTGTGTCAGTGATCCCTGAGATCGAATTCGCCCAAGCTGGCCGATCAGTTCACCTACGCCCTCATCTCCATGACCGAACGCATTTGACGCATTGCCCAACGCATTCAAGATCGGTACGACATCCTTGGCAGCAAAGCCGAACGCCATGAGCCGCTGGGCGCCCTGCTCGGCAGTGCCAAGTCCCAAGACGGTATTCCCTGCAAACTTGTGCAGAGTTTCCACCATCTCATTGGCGTTTTCTGCAGATCCGGTAAGCGTACGGAAAACAGTTTCCAGCTGCTCGGTGTTCGCAGCAGCATGCAGTGCTTCCTCGCCTAATTCCTTGAGCGGTTCGGTCAGATGCTCACTGAGTTCATTTCCCACTAGCACGAGAGCCAAGCCAGCTTTGGCCATGCTCTCGCAGTGTTCCTTGAACTCTTCTGCGTGCTCCCGAATACCGGCGATCAGGCCACTGAAACCGCCCTCGACTTGTTCAGAAGCTTCTTCAGACTTCTGGCCCAGCTGATTTAATTGGTCCTGAATCTCCTTCATGGCTTCTTGGAAGCCATCGATCCGGGCGCCTACAGTCACAATTAAGTCGCCCAGTGAGGACCCGGCCATATTTTGTTAACCCTTTTTATGCAAACTTTTCGATACGCATGTGACAGGATCGGCACACGGTAACGAGGATAGATGGATCGTTGCTGTGACAGTCATCCCACTTCGTTGTGTGATGTATTGTCAGTTGTTTATCTCTTGCTCCGCATTGCGTACATCTAAAGCGATCACGCTTTAATATCTGCAATCGGAGCGCTCGCCAAGACAGTCTCGTAAGTCCACGATTCCCGTCTGGATCAGCCATGGGCTTCCTGCGATGGAAGCCCTCGTACTTAACCTTGCATGAGAATGAGCAGTACTTTCTAGTGAGAGCCTCGACGCGTGCAGCCATATACTGTTTCCCACAGTGAATACATGTCCTTGGCTTCCTATTTCTTGCTACCCCTGCACATTCATGACTACAATATTTGCGCTTCTTTGCCATACACGCCCAAGTTGTAAAGCGCTTCTTGCAGTGGGCGCATTTCAGCGTTACGCGAGAGTCTTTATCGCTACACTCTCTTGAGCAATACTTTCCAGGATTCTTACTGTTATTCCGCGCAAGCGTCAAATAGAATTTGAAGCGTTTCTTGCAGTATCGGCACGTTCTCGTCTCTCGTAAAGTTGGATCATATCTTGACATGCTATACCGTTTGTATATACAGTATGAAGCATGTCAGAAGCCGCCGCAATACAAATGATAGACTCGCCAGTAATGCGCGAACCGAGAACAGTCGCCATCAATATCCGTGTGACCGAAGAGGAACGCAAGCTCTTTCACGCTGCTTCGCTGAAGGAAGATCTCAGCCTTTCCGACTGGCTTCGCAAACAGGGCAGAAGGCGAGCTGAAGAGCTTCGCATTCAGTCCACCAGCAGACGCAGATCCTCCTAGTTCACGCTCACGCCCATCAGGTTCCACATGTGATGACGGAATTCGTCATCAGTCCTGATAGGTGCCTTCTTTACTTCTTGCCGCGTGCCGCCGAGGTTTGACATCACGATGTCCAGCTTGTCCATCAATTTTTGGTCGCTCGAGGGAGGCTCTGATGCTCGTGCTTCGTAATCAGGCATGTAGTCTTCGAGCTTTCCAGGCTTCCCGGTCATTGCTCCGACTACGCACTGGCAAATCCGCGCCGCCCGGGCGTCATCGCGCTTGATGTGGTTCTGGTGTGCGGTCGTCAGCGCATCAAACTCGCGCCAGGTCAGATCCCAGAACTCTGCATCCGTCAGGAGCAGTTCTTCTCTTGAAAACGCCCAGATTCTCAGCCAGTCCGGCTCTACTGCACTGTCGCCGTCTGGCTCGCTGCCTTTTTTTCCGGCATCGATCCCGAAAATGCTAGCGAGAACCCTTCAATGATCTCTTTGAGCCGACGGCTGTCGATCAGATCGGCCATATCGTCAATAGACAGACCATCTTTCTCGACAAGCCCCTCGTGAATGAGCTCAGCCAGCTTATCTTCGTCCAATCCCATCAGGGACGACTCACTGAGCATGGTCGAGCCGAACTTGTTCTTCAGGCGCCTCATGCTGCCAAGCGAATAGCGCAAATGGCGCGTGACGCCGTCTCCGAGATCGATTGCTACTGGGTCAGTTGGTTTGAGTTTTTCCATAAAAAAAAGAGAGCAGCCCGAAAGCTGCCCTCAAAATGTTGTTTACTAAGCGAACGTTGGCTGGCCGCTCACCTTGACGGTGATGGTGCCCTCGATTGCCGCATTAACCTTAAAGGTCGTTTCGAATTGCGTCAAAACACCGGTAAATGACCACGATGGCGTGCCGGCTACCGGCGGAACAATTGTCCAGGTGTCGAGTGCCCTGTTATTCATGCTCGTGATGAGGTCCGTGTGTGTGCCCTCAAGTGGGTCAAAGAAAATCTTGATCTTGACATCGCCACCTTCAAGCAAACCCACGATGAACTGCTTGTAGTTGATCGGGTCCGAGTGGTTCGTGATGTCGATTGTGTCACCCTTCATTGCTGGTCCCTCGATGTCTGACACGAGGGCAACGGTCGCACCGTTATGCTGCAGAAGTGTGCCTATCGCAGCTCTTGCTGTTGCCATTTATCTTTCTCCTTCTGCTTCACAGCAGTAGTAATCTTGGAAATCTTGGGTTTGGGCGCACGCCTATCATCACGACCGTCATGCGCCCGCGCTGTATGAAATCACACAGCGAACTCGCAAATTAGTTGTAGAGCACCCGCAGGTTCAGCTTCGCGTCTGTCGTGCCATTGTTCGTCGCATACATGGTGGTCACATTGTGCTGGAACGGGCAGGCATTCAAGTAGTCAGACCCCCACACCACACCTGCAGTCTTCTTGATATTGAAGGTCTCTGTCGGTGTCGTGTTGCTGTTGACAAGAATCGTCAAGTCCTGATCGGTACTGATTACGCAAGACTGTATCGTTGCGAACGGGAAATTGACGGCCACAGCCATGTTTTGTGAGCCAGCAGGAACGACGGTTGCAACACCGGCATCCTTCACTCCCGAGTAAGAGCCAATCGGCGTCGAGACAGCTTTGCCGTTGCCTGTGTATGAAATAGAAATTGTGTCTGTAAAGGTGTTGGTTACAGCGGCCATTTAAGTTCTCCTTCTGCCTCCCGGCAGTAGTTTTGTGAATTTGGTTTAGAAGTCTAAAGGCTCATCGAGATCACTCTCTTGAACCAGTGAATCTGTCGGAGACAGAATCCTTTTCCCTACTCGTGCATGCAACTCACGCATCTGAGCAGGATTAATCTTGTGCAGCGTGATCCAGTTTGAGTCCGCACTCACTGTGTCGAGTGTCTTTGGATCAATCTGCGTGATATATCGGTGATCATGATGTGCTCGGATGCCATGTTTGGCGAGCGTTTCACCTATGGCAATGTCATCAACACGCGCACAATGCAATCCAGCAGCATGAATCACATTCATGGCACAACGCGAAAGCCAGTAGCCAGAACCGCCGGTCACCCAGCGGTACTCTCCGCACTCAAGCGCATAATGACGCTCGGTAAATCCTGAATAATCGTGCTGTTCGAATCCACTCGCTAATAGAAGATCAGGTCGCACGTAAGCATCGTCGTCGCAGACAAAAGCATAGTCGTAATCCAACTCCAAGGCGTATTCGATGAGCGCTTCGACTTTGCGCACGAGAACCAAGGTGCGATGGTACTTGCGTGGCGAATCCCAGAGCGGACCATCTGTGACCGGCAGCGTGATCACATCTTCCTCGTCACTCTCTGGGAAACCGAGAAAGAACTTGTAGTCTGCAACCGTCACATTTTGCAGCCACGTTCCGCGCTGGGCAGTTCTCCGCTCTGCTTCGCTATGTGCGCTCTTGATTGCAATCAGGATCTTCATCTCAACTCCACTGGGCCAGCTTGCGTCATAATGACGTTTGTCTTCTTTTGTGGTACTTCCGCTGCTGCTTGCTCGATCAGTATTGACAGCACTGCCGCAGTCGCTTCCTGCGCTTCTGCGATGCGTTCCAGGGCAAGCACTGCCCGCTTGATCAGCTTGTCCGTCATTGTGATAGCGTCTCCATCACGAGCAATTCAGTCATCCAGCAGTAGATCTTGGAAATGTCGTCATACGATCCCTTGCAAGTCAGTTGCGTGATGCCGAGGATGTAGGCATCCACATATCCGACCAGCGTGTTCTCGATTGTGTTGCCAATGTTGCGAGCCACCCCGTATGTTGGCGAATAGCAGTTGAACTGAAAGCGCCACATACGCGTCGTTGGTAACGGTGCGGAATGCGTCGTCAGATTCTGCTGATTCATGACGATATAGGTTGCGTAGGGCGTCGGGTAGCTGTCCGGTGCTTGAATCGGGAACAGTGCCTGCACTGCTGTCGGCACTACCAGTTGGTAGACGCGCTCGTCAATCGTCATTTAGAGCTCTGCAGCGTGGCGCAGACGCTTGTAGAGTTCGTCATCTGCGGCCGTGCGCGTGTACTCGACTTCTCTTGCACCGATGGAACGCATGACGGAATCTACTTTCTTGCCAAGCTGCGTTTCTTTCGTGTACTGGACTTCAAGGTTGTCGTTTGCAGACACCTCGACCCTGACCCTTGCGGGCCCGTCTATGTGGATCGTCATTATTTCGATTGGTTGAACTTTGCCTGTGCGCGGGCACGCACTTTCTGAATGGCTTTCTCAGTGACTGCTGGCGGTGGGATGGGTCCATCCAGTGCATCCGGCTCCGGAATCGAGCCGTTCTCGATCAGCAGCTTTCGATATCCATCCGCAATGATCGAAACCATGCGGTCACGCATCAGCGTGATAGCGGGTCGCATATACGGCTGTGCGGCAATCCTGGTGTTTCCGTATTCGATCCAGTGACAGTGCGGAGCGATGTTGTAGTTCGCGCCAACCAGAATATTTTGCTTCTCGTCCTCACCGTAGGCAGCGAATATCGCTGCCCTCAATGCGCCTGGCTGAATCGTGCGGGCGGCTTGGCCAGCCTTGTAATACGTGATCTCATGCTCTGCAATCGGCGCATATTCGCGTGCAGCGTCTCTCAGTTCCAGTCCAGCCTGCATCCAGATTTTCTTGACTTCCTGCGCAGTCGAGCGGTCCATCAACTCGCTCAGTTTGTCATTCAACTCGGCAAGTCCCTCAATATTGACTTGCTTGCCTTTCGGCGTGATGATCTGTCGCGCCATTCACTGCACCTGAACTGCGTTTAGTTCTGTTACCTTTTTGTTCCAGTCCACAGGCATCACAGCCGTGATGTTGTAAATGATGCCGCTCGCTTTATCACGCACACGCATTGCTCGCGTGACGCCAATGCTTGATCCATAGCGAATGGCAATCTGCACAGTCAGCTCTGAGATGTCTCTGCCTGAACGTTCCATCTCGATGCCATATGTGGGCGAGATCAGCGCCCAGCATTCGATGAAAGGAACCCAGTTTCCTTCAGCAGCTTGTTCGCCGTACTGCGCTTGTCCGAAGTTGTCAGAAACCGCTTCCTGCTGCTCAATTACGATGCGTCTATTGAATGTGCCAGCTGTGTAAAAGGAGTAATTCATGGGCGCAGAGGATCGGGCGTGTAAGCAGGCATCTTGTAACGAGTGAGTAGTGCGTCTACCGTGTCAGCCACCATGACTGTTGCTGTTGCAGTGCGCCCGATGATGACGCTCTCACGGTTCGCATACCAGTGACCAATGAGCAGCAGCATGGCTTGCGTGATCGGAGCTGGCACTGAACTGGGGTCAGTTCCGAAGCCAGCATCAAAGCGAATGTTGATCGGCCGAGAAGGACTGAGCACTACAGGCGGCCAGATCTGCCCGAAGCGCAGTACGACTTCAGGGATGTCGCCCGCATTGTTCACGACATAAATGCTGCCGTCAACTTCGTTGACTGTTTCAGTGTTGTCTGTGTACTTGACCCAAGTGACATCGATCAGCGGAGGATACGGCAATTGGATGCGGTTACCGGCGGGCCACTGCTGCATAAAAAAGTCCCACGTCTGCTGCAAGAATGCTCGCCCACAGACGTTCTCGCAGTATTGTCGTGCGACTGTAATCAGAGTCTGGATCAGGGAGTCTTCGTCATCCCAGTCCACACGCACATGCAGCTTTGCAGTATTCAGATCAATCGGCTCTACCGCTGGTGGAGTCACCAATGTCATGCCCCACCACTGGTTCTGAGTCGTAGAGTACTGCGATTGCTGCGGAAGGTTCCAGAGGATTGAGGGCATACCTATTTACTTGGCGCGGTACTCGCGCTTGCGAAGCGGTTTCACAAGTTGCTTCGGCTCGTGCAGAAGTACCGGCGTTTCTTCTTGTTCTTTGCTGTCCGGTTTTAGTTCGGCGGTCGCGATCCCATCTCGGATCAGCGCTTCCGCCAAGGCCAGGGAGACATGCAAGATGTCTCCCTGCCTGTACCACTTCACATGAACGCCGTCGACAGCGATGCGCTCAGGGAAGAGTAGACGGATTGTCATTACTGAGCAGGACTGTAATCAGCGTTGCCTGCGTCGAACGTAACAGCACTGGGCGTACCGTTGGTATGGGTGCCGGTGAGCCGCATGTTGACCTTCAAATACCGCTTGGAGCCGCGGTAGCCAACTTCGTACACGCCAGACACGTCGTTGTTACCGGTCGTCTGTGTTTGCACAAACGTTCCAGTAGCATGTCCGCTGATCGTAGAGCGGCCAGACGGAAACGACAAGTCGGTGTCAGCAACCGCAGTGTATGAGCTGTTATCAGACGATTCCTGAAGTTCCGCCTCGATATAGAGCGAACCGGATTGCGTATCGTTGAAAGTGCCGATATCGACACGGGCGACAACGCTCTCAAATCCTTGCGTATCGCACGCTGAGCTTAGAGCTGTGGAAGTGCGAATCGCAGGAGCAAGGCCACGAGTGGGCTTTAAATTATGAACTAGATCTCTTGTTGCCATGTGATGGTTTTCCTTTCTGGGTCAGCACCTGATTAGGTGAGCACCTGCAATTTAATGGCGTCAAAGTCCACAACGTCTCCACCAACTCGAGCGCGAGTGTAGAAAAGAACGTTGGGCTTGCTGGTCAGGTTGTCGCGGATGGTGCTCATGCCGACTCTGTCAACAATCTGGTAGCCAGCCTTGAAATCGCCAAATGCGAGAGCGAGCGCACCAGCACCTACGGCTGGCATGTCGGTCGCGTAAACCAACTCATACCCTAGGAGCGGCGTGTTGTTGAAATTTCCGTTCAAGATCGGTTGGAATATATAGCGGCCATTGCCGTCTTGCAACAGCATGATGCTTGAGATCGATTGGCGCTGTACCAGGAATTTGGCATTCGCTTGGTACTTATCCTTGATCGCGGTTATGATCTTCACCAAACCGGTATAAGTGAATGCGCCACTGGAAGTAGAGCCGATCTGCTCAAGCTGGGAACCCCAGGTCGTACCGCTGGCATAAGTGGTAAGGCCGCGAGGCTGGCCGACGCCAGTGCCAGCAACAAACGCCGTATTCTCGACACGAGCGAACTTATCAGCGATCTTGTTGGCAAGGTACGCGCTGATATCGATCATGCTGTCCTCAAGCATCTGGGTCGTAACCACAGGCTCTGCGTACAGTTCGTAAGCAGGAATCGTCTTGCGAGCGATCTGCATCGTGGTGGTCGAAGTAACCGGGCCGCGCTCAGCTACCCAGCCCGCGCCCACATCGTTCGGGTCTTCAGGAACCACGAATTCTCGCGTTCCGATTGCCTGAACAGAGGCAACTTGACGAATAGGCGAGGTTTCAAAGATTCGCGCCACGACTGCATCTGCAATCGTCGGAGGCATAATCCAGTAACCGCCATCTGGATCGGAGCCGACCGAAAGATCCTTGCGGATTTCTGGCTCTAAGCCGTCTTTGTCAATGCGACAGTACTGTGCAAAAGCGTTCTCGTACTTCTGAGTTTGCTCTTGGTTCGGAACATACAACTCGGCCGCAACGCGAATGCTACCCTGCACGTCACGACGTGCGCGGGCGAAGGTCTTCGCATCTTTCTCTGCTTTGCTGATCTGTTCGTCGGTCTGCACGGGACGCTGGGCTTTCGCTTGCGCTTCATTGAACTGCTTCTGCAACTCTTCGTGCTTCGCTGAAATGTCATCGGCCAGTTTGGCCATCTTGGATTCGAGTAAAGAATCCTTTTCGTGTCGCGCTTTGTCGGCAGTGGCCTTGTATTCCTCAAAGTTTTTGCCGATTTGCTCAACACTTGTCTTAATAAGCTCTAGGCTCATGTTGGAAAATCCTTAACTGTTGAAATTGTTGGGAACTACTGGAATGCGAGGTGGATGTTTACGCAGACTTGAAGTTGTCTGCTACCGATCGCGCAAGCTTTTCGAGCTCTTCTGCTAGTGCGTGTTCTTTCGCGGCACTCCCAGAATAATCTTCCGCCTTACCTCCCACTGGGTTTGGCGCATTTACATCGTTATGGGTATAGCCGCGCGCTGACAGGTCTTCGAGGTGTCCCAATCCCTGCTTAATTGCGGTCGTGGCCATTGAAATCTTTTGGAGCGAGTACGCGCTAAGGCTACGTCCCGCTTTTTGACGCTTGTCCATGTCGTCTAAATCCTCTTCTGCGTCGTCATCCGTGTCTGCATCGATCAGTCGGCCGTACCAATCCGACATAGCGTCTGCATGCTGACTTAAGCTGTCCGAGATGGCAGTCTTCTTGTCGTCGTCGCTCATATCGTCATCGCCCAGCGTGTCTGCGATAGAATCCGCCAAGGCCTGCTCCATTTCACAGCGTTCCTGCTGCAATTGGTCCATCGCATCGGCTTCAGTCATCTGGTCATCGAAGTCCTTTTGCGACTTGTCGCCAGTGTCGATGCCGTTCGCCTTCGCTGCTCGCTTGATTTTGGCTAGCACCGCAGCCTTCTCGCTCTCAGGAATACCCTGTGTCTGCGTGAACCGCGCTAATGCATTGCGAATGTGTGAAGCGGTCTTCTCTGGCGTACTGAACTTGATTGGCAG